GCCCGCCATGGCCGCCACCGCCGGCCAGCTGCACAAGCTGATGGCGAACGGCTGGGGCAAGGACGACACCTCTTCGCTGCTGCGCGTGCTCGAGCAGGGCCCGGCTCAAGGCCAGGACTAGGACAGAGGCGCCAGCGTCGGCCCGCTGCGCGCCTCGGCAGAGGTCAGTGGCCGGCGGCCGTCATCTCCAGCAAGGCGCGACCAGGGGGCCGTCCGGCTCGGCCAGCGCTTCCAGCGCCGTGAAATGGTCGCGGCCTGGCAGCGGCACAGCAGCAGGAAGCCCCAGGAGGGCGGCGGGAACGCACCGGGCGCGGGCTCGGCGCGATAATGCCGCCATGCTACCCCACTCGCCACTCCGCCGACCATGGTAGTCAAGCGCCGCCTGCGTGCCAGCCACGATGCGCAGCGAGGGCCGCCTATCGCCGAGCCCCCTGCCGCGCCGCACTGCCCGCTGTGCGGCCGCGTGCTGGTAATCGGCCCCAGCACCGACCTGCACCATCCGGTGCCGCGCAGCCAGGGCGGCCGCGAGGCGGTGGAGATGCATCGCGTCTGCCACCAGAAGATCCACTCCGTTTTCACCGAAGCGGAACTGGCCACCACCTACCACGACTGGAAGCGTCTGCGCAGCCACCCGGCAATGGCCGACTTCATCCGCTGGGTCGCGCGCAAGCCGCCCGAGTACTACAACCGCAACCGCGCCACCCTGGCGCGGCGCGGGCGCTAGCAGCCAGGTCTCGGTTGTGGGACCATGCGAAATCGGGCATAATCCGCGGCTCGGCATGGCACCGACGCTGGTGCCATCGCCCACCCGCCCGGGTGGTGAAACAGGTAGACGCAGGGGACTCAAAATCCCCCGCCGCAAGGCGTGTCGGTTCGAGTCCGACCCCGGGCACCATAGAAAACCTGAATAAAATCAAGTAGTTACCCGCCTTATATACCCGAAAGTGTTCCGGTAGTAAATGCCTGTGACTGCTGGTTGTGACTAAGAGCCCCGCCTGAGAAATCAGCTGCGGGGCTTTTTTCATGCCTTAAAACCTCACTCTCGCCCGAGAGGGCAAAGTAATAGAGACCCTTAGAGATAGACCTAAGGACATCTGAAGATTTTCATAATAGTGTTCCACTAACGTAACACAATCTGATAGTATCAGGCCTTCACCAGTGCTCCCTGCGTACCCACGCGGGGCGCTCTTCTTTTGCCCTGGCTGTTCCACTAAGGAAAGACATCATGCTGAACACTGCCATCGACATCGAATCCGCTGAGCCCACCGAAGCTCTGGACCCGCTCCACGCCATGCAGCTCGAATTGGAGGAGGAGGCCATCGGCATGGGCATCAAGCGGTACGAAGAGCAGCTCAAGAACGGGGAAGACACCCTGCCCCCAGGCCTGAGGATGATCAAAGCCTCTGTGGAGCCGCTGGCGGCTGCCATTGACAAGTACATCGCTGAGGGGCTGGAGACTGCCGCTCCCAGGGCTGTAGGGGTCATCCGGTATCTCGATCAGTTCACCAACCGGAACCTCCCGGCCTTCGTGACCGCCAAGGTGGTGTTCAACCACATCACCAAGACCTCCAACATCACGGCTGTGGCTCAGGACATCGCCAACCGGCTGGAGGATTGCCTGAACTTCGATGCCCTGAAGGCGGCTGAGCCTGGCCTGTACAAGCAGCTCATGAAGAAGATTGGCAAGACCGCAGACCAGCGGCACCGCCACATCGTCCTGCGCGTCCAGCAGAAGTTCGCCAAGGTAGCCACCATCAAGTGGGAGCAGGCGGAGAAGATCAGGCTGGGAACCATTCTCATCCACCTCTTCCAGCAGTCCACTGGGCTCGTGGAGGTCACCAAGTACGTCCGTGGGCACAACGACACCCCGACCATCATCCGGCCCACTGAGGAGACCGCTAAGTGGCTCCAGAACGGCCACGCTCGGTGCGCCCTGATGTCCCCCATGAGCATGCCGATGGTGGTCAAGCCCCGCCCTTGGTCCAGCCCGTTTGGGGGTGGCTACCTGACCAAGCAGATGCGCTTCCCGCTCATCAAGACCGCCAATCGGAACTATCTGGAGGACATGAAGCAGTGGGACATGCCGATGCAGTACCGAACGGTCAACGCCCTTCAGGAGACCGCTTGGGCCATCAACAAGGGAGTCTTCCATGTCATGCGGGAGGTCTGGGATGGCGGCGGGCGGCTGGGCAAGCTCCCCATGCGGGACCCGCAGGAACTCCCCCCGAAGACCTTCGACACCGAGAACCCGGACCCCGAGGAGCTGAAGGCATGGAAGAAGAAGGCAGCCAAGGTGTATGAAAACAACATCCGAGGCGAGTCCAAGCGCCACTCCATGTCCTCGAAGCTCTGGCTGGCCGAGAAGTACGAGGCGATTGAACGATTCTATTTCGTCTACAACCTCGATTGGCGGGGCCGTGCGTACCCGGTAGCCACCTTCCTGAACCCGCAGGGCACCGACAGCGACAAGGCGCTCCTGCACTTCGCGGAGGGCGTGGAGCTGGGCGGGAACGGAGCGCGCTGGCTGGCTATCCACGGGGCGAACACCTTCGGGGTGGACAAGGTTTCCTTCGAGGAGCGCGTTCAGTGGGTGGAGGAGCACCATGACGAGATTCTTGAGGCTGCCCTGAACCCGCTGGACGGCTCCCGCTGGTGGGCCGAGGCTGACTCCCCGTACATGTTCCTGGCCTTCTGCTTCGAGTGGCTGGCCTTGAGTCTGCACGTGGAGACTGGCAAGCCGCAGGAGACCTTCCTGTCCCACATTCCGTGCTCGTGGGATGGAACCTGCAACGGCCTCCAGAACTTCTCGGCTCTCCTGAAGGACCCTAAGGGAGGCGCTGTGGTCGGCCTGATTCCCACGGAGCGGCCCTCGGACATCTACACGGCTGTCGCTAAGGCTTCCCAACTGCTGATTGATGCGGACGCTGCGGAAGGCGTTGCCATCGCTCAGAAGTGGGTTGGGAAGATGAGCCGCAAGCTCGCCAAGCCCAACACCATGACGGTGCCTTACGGGGTGACCAAGCGGGGCATGACCGGGCAGATTGATGCGGTGTTCCAGAAGATGAAGGACGAGGCGGAGGAGCAGGGCCAGCAATGCGAGATTGAATGGGACCTCGCTGACTGCACCTACCTGGCGGAGAAGAACTACACGGCCATCGGTAACGTTGTGGTGGCCGCTCGCCTGGCAATGGACTGGCTTCAGGCAGCCGCTAAGGTGGCCGCTTCGGAGGGCCTCCCGATTCGCTGGGTGACCCCGAGCGGTCTGATGGTGGTTCAGGACTACCGGGAGATGGTCGGGAAGCGGCTGGACGTGGACGTGGCTGGGCAGCGGTATCAGATGATGCTCCAGAACGAAGGGGACAAGCTGGACCGCCGCAAGCAGTCTGCGGGCATCTCCCCGAACTTCATCCACAGCCTTGATGCGGCTCACATGGTCCGGACGGTGGACTACTGCTTGGATGCAGGGGTCAAGGACTTCGCCATGATCCATGACAGCTACGGGTCCCACGCGGGGAACGCAGACAAGCTCTGCTATCACCTGAGGAGGGCCTTCGTGGACCAGTACCGGGGCGATGTACTGGGGGACTTCCGGCAGCAGCTAGCCGAGCAGTTGACTCCGGAGCTGGCTGCGGAGTTGCCTGTGATGCCTCCGATGGGCACGCTGGATTTGGAGGGGGTGATGCACTCCCAGTATTTTTTCGCCTAATGCGTTCCACTTACGCATGTCTTCCTGAATGACTGATTCCTAAAACCTCACTCTCGCTGAAGAAAACGACCTCCCCGCCTCCGTGCGGGGTTTTTCATTTCTGGAGACCGAATTTGAGAGACACCATCCTGTCCCTCTGCGACCTCACCGGGCATCTCACGGCTCCGTGGGTGGAAGCAGGCTACCGGGCGGTTCTTGTAGACCCACAGCATCCGCCTGGCATCTCGGAAGAGAGAGAGAGAGAGAGTAGTCCGGGTAGGGGCTGTCATCACTGACTGCCTCCCGTACATCGGGCAGCTCATCCGCAGTGGCCGCTTGCTGTTCGTTGCGGGCTTCCCTCCGTGTACCGATGTGGCCGTATCGGGCGCTCGGTGGTGGGAAGAGAAGCGCAAGGCTGACCCGTACTTCCAAGCCAAGGCAGCCGTCGTGGCTGAGCAGTGCCGAATGATTGGCGAGCTGGCAGGCGTTCCGTACTTCTTTGAGAACCCTGTAAGTGCCTTCTCGAAAATCTTCGGCCCTCCGCAGTACTCCTTCCATCCCCACCAGTTCACCCAGCTCTGTCCTGAGGACAACTACACGAAGAAGACCTGCCTATGGACAGGCAACGGCTTCGTGATGCCCGAGCCTTGCCCTGACCCCGAGCTGGGTGAGCCCGACAACCGCATCCACATGTGCCCGCCTGGCGAGGGCCGCATGAACTTCCGCAGCGCCACCCCGATGGGGTTCGCAAGGGCCGTGTTCAAAGCGAACCGTCCCTAAAACCTCACTCTCGCTCTACCAAACGCACTCCCACATTTCCGACCACAAGGAACCCACATGATCGTTGTTCGCACCATGACCGCCGTTGGTGGCACCCGCCCCGGCCGCAAGAACACCCGCCGTCTGAATCGCTTCGCTCGGAAGCACGGCTTTGTCACCTTCGCAGCCATGAAGGCCAGCTTCGAGCTGAGCTTGAAGGGCCTGCCCCTGTGAACAAGGACCTCCTTAACTCGGTGGTCTCCTTCCATGCAGTGGAGGCCGCCTATGCGGCTGTCTCCGCTGTCCAAGCGATGCCCAAGCACAAGCAAGTGGCTGGCATCTCGGTGCTCTTCACGGTCATCTGTGAGGAGCTGAAGCTGGACCCATCCGAACTCATCAACAAAGCCGCACGTATCGCTGCGGATGCAGACACGTTCTACACCCGCGAGACCAAGGCGCTCCGGGATTACGTCCAAGGAGAACTCAGGTGACCCATCGCCAGTTCCTCATTCGCCAGGCTGAATCCCACTGGGAAGCCGGATCCGAAGTCCCACGCAGCTTGCTCTACAAGATGCTCGCTGAGGGCATCAACGTGGACCGCGAGGCCCGCATGTTTCAACTCACCAAGCAAGGCATCTGACAATGGCCGACAAGCGACCAAAACTGTTCAAAGGCATTTCCCCGCGAGGCGTCTTCCGCTTCCCTTCCCTGACCAAGCCCGACTACGGCAACGAGAAGTTCCCGAAGCCGGATGGCGAGTACAAGGTTCAGCTCGTGCTGACCGAGGAGGAGGCTCAGCCGCTCATCGACAAGCTGACTCCGGAGTACGAGAAGGCCATTGAAGCGGCTGAAGAGGAGTTCAAGAAGCTCAAGGTCGAGCAGCGTAAGAAGCTGAAGGAGGTCACCAAGAACGACCTCTTCCAGACTGAGTACGACCAAGAGACCGAGGAGCCCACCGGCAATCTCATCTTCAAGTTCTCGATGAAGGCATCGGGCAAGAACAAGAAGGGCGAGCAGTGGACCCGCAAGCCTGCCATCTTCAACGCCAAGGGTGTAGCCCTGAAGAATCCCCCGAACATCTGGGGCGGCTCGGAAGGCAAGGTCTCGTTCGAGGCCAGCCCGTACTTCATCCCGGGCACAGGTGCGGGTGGTCTATCGCTGCGCCTCTCGGCTGTCCAACTGCTGGAACTGGTCTCGGAAGGCTCGCGTAGCGCATCCTCATATGGCTTCGGTCAGGAGGAAGGCTATGACGACGCTGATGAGTTCCCGAGCGAGTCTCCGGATGACGCCTCGGAAGGCTCCAGCAAGAGCGACTCTTCGGAAGACGAAGACGAGTTCTGATGTATCGCGGAGGTTACGGCAGGCAGCACGTTAAGGCTGCCTATCGTTCCGGCCTTGAGGAGACTGTTGCAGAGCAACTCCGCAAGGCTGGAATCGATGCCGCGTATGAGGAAGAGAAGATTCCCTACGTGACTCCTGCGACTCCGCACAAGTACACCCCCGACTTCCGGCTCCCCAACGGTATCTACATCGAGACCAAGGGGCGGTTCGAGACCGCTGACCGGAAGAAACACATCCTCATCAAAGCGCAACACCCGGACCTAGACATCCGCTTCGTGTTCACCCGCTCGAAGACCACCATCAGCAAGGCCAGCAAGACGACCTATGCGGACTGGTGTGACAAGAACGGGTTCAAGTACGCGGACAAGCTGATTCCGGAAGCGTGGCTAAAGGAACCCAACAAATGAAGACTGCTGCAACTTTGGTGTTGCTGTACATGGTCATCGCCTTCGCAGCGGTGGCTGGCTACATCACCAACATCCTCTGGCTGTTCAAGAACATGCATACCACGTTCGGCATCGAGCATCTCATTGCTCTGGTCGGCGTGGTGAGCCCGCTCGGCTTCCTGCATGGCATCTACCTCTGGTTCTGATGACTGCCCTGCCCCCTGAGGCAGTTCGGTACATCATCGTTCACTGCTCCAAAACCAGTCCCCGGAAGAAGGTTGACCGCGCCTACATGGAGCGTGTCCACCGCCTCCGAGGCAACCTCTGGCTCGGCTATCACTGGGTCATCGACCGCAAGGGCAACATCGAGCAAGGCCGCAAGCTGGACCAAGTGGGCTCCCACACGACTGGCTTCAATAACCAGTCCATCGGAATCTGCCTGGCAGGCGGAGCGGACCAAGCTGGGAACCCAGCGGACAACTTCACGCCAGCCCAGCGTGAAAGCCTGCTCCAGCTCCTCGCAGCAATGCACCAGAAGTTCCCCCAAGCCATCGCTCTGGGCCATCGGGACCTCGTTACGGGGACTCAATGCCCTTCGATGGATGTCAAGCAGTTCCGTCAGGAGAGCGGCTATGTTCAGCCGGTTCAAAGCTCGCCTCAATGAAGCGCTGAACAAGCTGGCTGACTTCGCCATCGTGCGGGTCCGCTGGCCCGAGCCCCAGCGCGTCTTCATCGTTTAACCCCAAGTCCTCTTTAGGCGGTCCCTATGCCAGCTCATCGGCAGGGATACACACATCTTTAGGAATCCAAATGTTCACCATCAAGAACCTGTTTGGCCGTGTCCTCTTTCAATTCGAAACCGACAGCGTGAAGGTTGCTCTGCAAGCAGCCGTAGGCGCTCGGGCGAACCTGTACGGGGCGAACCTGCGCGGGGCGAACCTGTACGGGGCGGACCTGTACGGGGCGAACCTGTACGGGGCGAACCTGTACGGGGCGAACCTGCGCGGGGCGAACCTGTACGGGGCGGACCTGTACGGGGCGAACCTGTACGAGGCGAACCTGCGCGGGGCGAACCTGTACGGGGCGAACCTGTACGGGGCGAACCTGCGCGGGGCGAACCTGTACGGGGCGAACCTGCGCGGGGCGAACCTGCGCGGGGCGAACCTGTACGGGGCGGACCTGTACGGGGCGAACCTGAATGACGAAACGAAGCTCCCAGCATTCTCGTTGGTCCCGGATAAAGGGGACCCGTGCATCGGCTGGAAGAGGCTGCGCGGTGCCTTCATCGCAAAGCTGCGCATCCCGGAAGACGCTGACCGCACCTCCACCCCGATGGGTCGGAAGAACCGCACCAACAAGGCTGAGGTGGTCTCCATCTTCGATGAAGAGGGCAACCAGATGCCCGAAGGCTTCATCGGTGAATCCCTCCATGACTCGGCTTTCAAGTACCCGGTAGGCCAAACCGTGGAGGAGCCGAACTACAACGGCGACTTCCGCGAGGAATGCACGAGCGGCATTCACTTCTTCATCACCCGCAAAGAAGCGGAAGAGTACTGATTCAGGAGAAACCAACATGAGCACGACACTCAGCACCAACAAGTACAGCAAGAAGGATGGCATTCAGAAGGTCAAGGAGCACCTCGAAGCTGGCCGAAGCATCACCCCTCTGGAAGCTCTGGGCAACTGGGGCATGTTCCGCCTGGCTACGGCCATCAACGTTCTCCGCAATCGTGGCATGAGCATCCGCACGGACCTCAAGGAAGACCCCAACGGGAAGCAGTACGCGCAGTACTCGCTGGAGGCCAAGAAAGAGCTGAAGGTGGGCGCGAAGGTTCGCGTGCTGGTTGATGTTGAAGACATGGGCTACAAGGCCGGCGAAGAGGGGGAAGTCATGCAGATCAGTACCGGCATCTACGGGGTATCGGTGAAAGTCCCTTCCCGGAAGATTTACTGCGCTTTTAACCCCGAAGAACTGGAGGTCATCTAATGAACGCCATGCGCAACGCATTCTCCATCGCGGCCCTGTTCGCCAAGTCCGAAGCCCTCTACGAGACCATCAGCAAGGCCATGAAGCGCCCCCCTCGTCTGTCCCGTGATGAGCAGCGTGGCTGGTCCACCAAGGTCAGCTTCCGCACGTATCACGCGCTGCAACGTCAGGGCATCCTCGAATAAGCCTGGATGGCTGAGAGCGAGTTCGTACAGAAGGAGCCGTGTCCATCCTGTGGGAGCCGAGACAACCTCGCTCGATACTCCGATGGGCACGCCCACTGTTTCACGCAAGGGTGCAAGCACTGGGAGCCTCCAACAGACGGCTCCGAGTACACGCCCTCACCGCAGAGGAAAGTGAGCAAGAGTTTGATTTTAGACGGTGAGGTTCGTGCGCTACCGAAGCGGAAGCTCACCGAAGAGACATGCCAGAAGTTCGGCTACACCGTAGGGACCAGCAGCAAGGGCAACACCGTGCAGCTCGCTCCGTACTATGACGGCCAGCAGCTGGTAGCGCAGAAGATGCGAGATGCCAACAAGGACTTCGTAACGCTAGGCGACTTCAAGAGCGCTGGCCTGTTCGGCCAGCAGCTCTGGAGGGACGGGGGGAAGAAGGTGGTGGTGACCGAGGGCGAGATTG